TTAACTAAAATCAATATGTAAACGTAATTTTCCACAACAACAGCATTTAAATAAATAACCTTGGCAACCACTGTCATCCCATAAACGCTCTGATAAATCAGAAAGTTCAAAACCAACGTCTTGAATGTCTTGCTCTAAAGAAGCAAATTGTTTTAATTTATCTTTAATATCGTCCCATTCTACATAATCAATAAAGGCACAAGGTTCATCACAATGTATTAGCCAATGTTCTTGTTGCCAGCCATGATAACCAGGTGTTCGTTTTGTTAATTCATCGAGTTTGTTTTTATCTATAAGAGGTAAAGTAGAACCACAATACTCCCCCTCTTCGTCATAGAGAACTTCTCCGCCTTCAATGCTTGCAATATCTTGAAATTCACCATCAAACTTTTCACTTGCAGAACCATCAGCAATACACCACGGACATAGTGCATCAATATCTTCTACTGAGTAGAAAGGGCTACCATAATAGATATCGGTTTCCTTTCCACAACAATCACATATAACGGTATCATCTGTGATAAAAGCACCTGTTTTTATCGGTTCAGGATGATATTTGAAATAAGGTAATGCTCTTTTTTCAGCTGGCATTATATTTTCCTATTTTATGATTTATTATTACTTATCTTCAGCTTCGTAAAATAATCCTAGCATCAGATCCAGCATGTGTAAGCTATCCTCTATGCTATAATGCGCGCTCATTTTATCTCCTTTAATAGTTTAGAGATAATCACTGCCTAAATAGACGAAAGAATTACAACATGTCAGAAAATATAGAACTCAATAAATCAACAGAAAATCATGATGTTAATAGCAATTCAAAAAAATATAATTTGAACCGCTTCTCTGTTGCACCAATGCTCGATGGAACCGACCGAGTTATATAATCAATCAGTTATCAATTTCTGGTGCGCTATTGGTGTCCTGATTTTCTTCCTCTTCTTTTTGTCTGCGTTCCTCTTCCGCTTTCTGCGCTTCTTCCATCTCACGCATTCTCACGTTATAGATTGATTGCTCTGGCATCTGTACACGAACGGAAATAAAACGACCATCAGGAATATCAATCGGGTCGCCGTCATTGAAACCGTTAAGATCATTACGAGCAAAGTCAGGCGCATTAGGGTGAGTTCGGTGATACGTTTTAACGAGGATAGAACCATCCTTGTTAACTTTAGAATTAACCCATATCAACGGCTGTTTATTAACATCGAGAGGAATTTCAATACCGCCATCAACACCACCCCAGCCTGCGTCAGCATTAAAGCCCAAAACGCCTTCAATGAGATATTCCCCCTGAGCTACTCGAGTAACCGTTGCGCCTTCTGATTCGTCGTTAGTTATGAATGTGCCATCGGAGTTGATGTTAACGATTGGAGAAGCTTTTTTGATGAACCCTTGAGGGTCTGTTGTGGTATTCCTAGTTCCCCACATTGTGTTACTTCTAACAACATTTGCACCTTTACTATAATATTCAGCAATAAAATCAGCATTCCCCGTAACGAACATTCGAAGTGATGCATCTTCACTCTGCTTTATTGATATACCACCACCATAACTACCGAAATGATTTGAATCACTCCCTGCTCCCATTGCCATAAATTGGCTGAATAGAGTACCTTTTAATTCATCATTAGTGACTCTTGGAGCGATCCCACCGATACCATAATCACCAATACCCATCAGTGCCCTGTTTCCTAATTTCGGATCTGGAAATGTATAAATACAGTTAGTGGCACCTTCCCGTTTAACATAAATATCAGGATTCCCACGCCCCAAAGATATCCATGCCGCATTACTCTCATTGTTATTTACAACCCCGATGGCGCTACTTAAGCGCAATTCACCTTCAGCACGTTGAATGCCGCCTTTCTTAGTATCTAGCTTATTCGCAATATCTCCCTGCATCTTTTTAATACTATCAAGCGTGACAATTTCGCCATTTGGCATCTCAATTTTTGTTTTCCCCGTTTGAGTCATCCATGTGTTCATTGCATCAAGGAAATACTCAACATAACTATTAATAGCGACCATTGTTCTTGCTGCATCACTATTATTATCTGGCTCAGTAATATGAATTGAGAATGTGGTGTTAGTTGCTGTGGCTAATGCAGGTTGTGCTAATACTAATTCAGTATCGGAATTAACGGATTTAATCATATACGGAATATTCGTGTTTCCCGATTTAATTAAAATCGTCATTCCAATATTAATGGCGGGATTATTATTTTTAAATTTAGTGCCAGTGCCTTTAACAATAGCAGACCCTGACACTGTGTTAACAGTGCCTGTTGTGTATATCATAATTGATTTATTCCATGGTTTAATTAAAAAATAACATCTTGATTATCTGGAAATACGATTATTCTGGCTCGCATAATAAAACGTGTCGTTTGATTGTCGAGTCGAGGGATTTTTATGCCGATGCTGGCAACACCTTCACCTGGACTTAATTCCAACACAAACTCATTTACAGCATAAAAATCAGGCGTTGCTAACCCCTCCATGTTGTAGGTGTTAGGTTTGGGCTGAATAACCCCATCAATATAGATATCGGCTTCTCCTCCATTATGACCGTAACCAGGTGCACGGTATGCAAATGCCGCTCTGTTCTCTACCCTGACACCATTATTTGGTATTCTTTCGTATGGATTTAATGCGCCTTGCACCCATATAAAACACTTTTGAGTTCTTCGTTTAACTTTAAATAATTCAACAATTTCACTATGAGGGAAAGAGAGACTACGATAAACATCTTGAGTAACTGTAACTATATTCCCTTCTAAGTTTTCAACATTTAACGTTCCGAGGATTTCACAACTTTCCTCAATAACAACATTTTTTAAACGTCCAGAAATTGCCTCTATTTCTCCTCTTGCTTTTATATTCTGAAATTCAGCAAACCCATTTTTATTAATATGCCAACCATCAACACCTGTTTTGTAGGTATTAGATTGAATAACATTCCCTATTTTTGCATTTGTAATAGAGCCATCTTCGATAAATAAATCTCGAACAAAGAATTGTCCATTTTTGGCATACATGAATAATTCCATCTTGCCGTTTGATGGGTTATACCACGCAAAGTTATTCGCGTTATAACCAAAGAAACTTTCAAGCTTTCCATTCTTAACTTGAGCGCTGATCACTTGTCCTGCTGCGTTATATTTAACTTTGTCATGAACAATCGTGATATTAATTGAGTGAGTGACAACGCCATCACCAGATTGCTCAAACGTAGCCTGCATTTTCTCCTGTATCATTCCCTCCTGTTCATCAAACTTAGCTTGAACTTGCGTTTTGTTTTCAGCAAAAGCCTTGTTTGTGTTAGAGATGGCAGTAGAGTTTGAAGCGATATCGGCTTGAGCCTTATCCATTTCTGTGCGGATTTCAGTAAATCGCTGACCAAAAGCCTCATCTAGTTTGGTAATTGAAGTTTGAGTCTCTTTAATTGCAGACGTGTTATCACCAACAGCGGAGTAAATTTCTTTAACTTCCTGTGCCCATGCTTCGTTATCCGTTGCACGAACTTGCCATAGTTCTTTAATTCCAGCTTGAGATTGACCGTGTTTCACTAACAAACTGCGTGATAGTTGAGAGTCAGCATTACTAAGAATAATTGCTGTCTCAGCATTCCAATCCAAGCGTTCACTGAGTTGCTTACCGGCATCTGCCGTCATGAACTGACCGTCTAGCTCATCGAGTATTTCTTTGGTATTACTATTAGGCTCCCCTTTGGCTTCAACAAACGCTGACTTTCCAACAGCGTTTATACTGCGAACATAAATATAATAAGTATGCCCTGCTTTTAGGTTGCGTCCTTGAATAACCCACATAGAGCTAACACCTAAATATTCAGCGCGACTTTCTACTTCGCGAATATCCGTGATCTGCTTTTCTGAAAACCAAAACTCATACTGTGCTCGTAAGCTATTTTGACCGCCAGAACGCGGAATAATACCCAAGCTAAAATAACCGGATTCCACTTCAATATAACTCGGTGGTAATGGTGGATTAATCGCGAATGAAGTTGTGGCCACCTCGCCTTTTTGTTTCCGATCATTTTGAGGAACGACGGATAAAACGTAATTCCCCTGAGGTAAACCACCAAAACGATACATTGTGTCTGTGGTTGAAGCGGTACCGACAATACGATCACCCGTAGTGAGTTTTAATAAAAAGTCGACTCCTCGGCTGGAATAAGGTGTATTCCAACTGGCTTCCACTTGCCATGCACTTGCATCCAATTCAATATCCACAGAAAGATTTTCAACCGGTGGAATAAATCCCCCTAATGGCGTATCGGGCTTTGGCTCAAATTTAGCACCCTTATCAACAATCGCCTCTTTTTCGGGCGTGTGTTGCACTGCAATAACCGTAAAACTGCCATCTCCGTTATCAGCCAAGCTGATAGCGCGAAATAATCGGCGACGTAAAGACGGAAGCGTCAACGTCCAAATTCCGCCCTCTCGTAACCCTAACGGCAAGGTATCCAGCTTTATTTGATTGGATGCGGGATAGCTCAACACTTCATACGATTGTGGATCACCTTGTGCATTGATGAGCGTGACGCTTGATTTACCGCTTTGGGGTGTGTCGATATTGCGATCTAAGGTTAATGTTTGAGAGGCATAATCAATGTGTGTCAGACGCCCACCAATTTGATTGTCCGCGTAATAGTTATCGGCAATTTCGATAATATCACCCGGCATATGACGTAGGCCTTCACTGCCAACAGTAAACTCAACCGTCTGCGTCTCTAATTTTTCCGTCGTTAATAACCAAAGACCATGACGATGAGCCTGTCCTCTGCTAGTACAACCAAAGGCATCGACGCGCATCACATTACGTCCAAAACGTGCAATACTGGCATCATCTTCAACCAGCTCAACACTGGTTTTCCAGCCATTATCGGGATCAATAAAACGAACCTCGACAGCGGTATGACGCGATTTTAATGCACTAAAACTATACTGAAAGTTACCATCAATCACATTAGCATTGGTATATGGCCACACCACATCAGACGGTCTATCTTGGATAAAGGTTAATGTTCGTCCATTCCAGACGGGCATAATGCGCATCATGGCACACATATCCCCCATGACATCATAGGCTTTGCGCATGTCCGTAATGTAGGCATTGCACACCATACGGGGCTCTTTTCCACCGAACCCATCATCAACCTGCTCATCACAATAACGACCAATTGCATATAGGGCGAATTTATCGACCTCACTGATATTAAGACGTTTCCCCATGCCATAACGCGGATGGGTTAATAAATCCCATAATATCCATGCAGGATTATTGGTAAATGACGGTTTAAAGGTGCCATCCCAAATCCCCGAGTAAATCCGTTTATCTGGATCATAATTACTCGGTACCTGAATAATACGACCTTTGATAAGATAATTACGGCGTGGAAACTTATTGCCAAACTGCTCACTATCAAACATCAATCCCGCAACTGCAGAACCCGGATAGGTTTGTGAAATATCCACTAACTCAGAATAACTCGACCAGACTGTATTATTTTGGATTTTGTCAGAGGTGCTGTCTTGAGTGATGCGGATCATACGCACACTAAACGGAACGGGCGGTAAATCATCCAACACAACAGCCATTAAATAAGGCGAATTAGAGCGTTTGCCATTAATCGTGACGTTTTTCTCTGTTATCCATGTCCCATTGCGCTGGATTTGGATTTGTAATTGAACAGAAGTCGGTACGCGATCACCATTATCTTTGGTTTCAACCAGAGCTTGTGTACCAAAGGTTAGACGTAAACGGTCAATATTGGGTGAGGTAATAGTACGAGTGACGGGGGAGTTATATTTAACTTCGATACCCACCGGCACTTCATTCGCAGACGCGGTAAAGCCACTCATTGCCGGTTGCTCTAATGTCCCTGCCCGCCATTGTGCATACATCCCATTAATGGTGCTATTGCCAGAGCCATCTATCACTGGCGTATCATCCAAATAAATACACCCTAAATCGTCCATAGAGCCTTGAATATGAATAGGGCCTTCAATTGGCCCCTCACTGATTAAATCAATTAATGAGGCTTTTTGACGTGATGTTAAATCGTTTGGTGCCTCATACGGTGTTCTTTGACCGCCACCACCTTTACCCATAATACGAACTCCTCTTAACCGCCGTGTTTGCCGGCATCGATATCTTCGCCGTTACTGTCATCCATAATTTCAACAGATTGTGAAATGACGCGAGAACCACACATAATTTCGCCATACGCAATGGGCACCGGCATTCCTTGAGCAACCGCGTTATCAAGATTACTAAAATAGGTATTGCCTTTTTCTTCATCACCGCGAGACAAATTAGGCGGTTTAGGCGCAGGGATCAGCATTTGAGCGACACCGCCAATCATCATAGCTGCGCCACCTGCCATCAAAGATGTAGCTACCGTTGCAGAGATCCACGCAGGTCCCCACCATCCCAATGAAAATAAGGCCGCACCCGCAACAAACTGAAAAACACCGACGTTTTTAGCGCCTGATAATTTCGGCACAATATGAACGACCGCGTTATCCGGTAAGGTTTCATTGAATTTTTGGTGAATTTCTTGCGGAGAAATATCGGTACCCGCAATACGGACTTGATACCAACCATCACGAATGGCGAGGCGTAAGGCTGGAATTTGAATAAAAAGCGCGTGAAGCCCTTCAGAGGCGGTATTCACATTTAAATCAAAGCGACGTCCAAATCGTTGCAAATTCCCGTAAAGTCGGAAGGTTGCCAATCGCGGTAACGCCAGATTGAGTGCGTCATTCGTTGCCATCGTTCGTTATACTCCTCGCGTTTGCTAAGTTGGTTTGGAATGTGATGCAAAATTGTTTGATTGCCTAAATAGATCCCCGCGTGATTAGCGCGAGAGCTGGCATAACAACACAAAATAATATCGCCGGGTTGCGCCTCTTTTTTGACCTGCCGAAAACCACTGCTCACCATGTTATCGAGGTACAGTTCTTTGCCTTGTCGCCACCAATTATCGTGACGCTCAAAATCAGGCAGATCATGTCCTGCCAAATGGTAAGCATCACGAAACAACCCGTAACAATCTGTTGAGCCATGAATAAATTGGCGACCTAAGAGATGAGGTACTGGCTGATAGCAGTGAATTTTTTCATCACAGACCACCCACCACGGCAACGCACTGTTCACCTGCAGTTGTCGATCTAAGGAGCTGAGATAAGGCTGACCATCAGGGTGACTGTGTACAACCGTGATCACTTCGCCCTGCTGTTCGGCGCGAATAAAATCATCAAAAGAAATCGTGAAGTGGGTTTTCGGATCGGCATGCTGATTAACACAAGGCAAATACTGTTCGCCATGAGCAGTACTTATCAATAAGCCACACGCCTCCAAGGGCGCTTGCTCTTTCGCATGCGCCAATATTGCTTGTTCAATCATAAGAAACACCTTAGGAGGGAATTAACTATTACCAATGCGGGAAGTAGAAACAAACGCACCTATGCGTGATTCGTTTTTTCGTAACTTACAATCACTAAGGCGCTTACCGCATTTGTCTTTTAATGGATCGGTGGTTGGCTTTCCCCATTCATCGGCAACAGGAGGCCCTTTGTATCCGCATTCTTCAGAGCGATATCCCCAAGGACAGATATCCGACAAAATAACGCGACCAGGAAGCATCAATCCGTCGGTTTCACTGGGTGTCGCCAACATAAAGGTAGCGGTTACTGAATTTAAACTGGTCATCTGCTCAATGATCCAGCGTGTCACAATCTCTTGTGACGGGTCGGCATTAGGATTACCTTGGGGAAAATTGACCGCATCTAAAAATTGGGTGCTGACAATGCGACGTACCACCAGCCCACCAATTGCACTATCTAGCTGACTGGCAATACCAGTAATGAGCCCGAATAAATTAGACAATGTAATAGTGGGTCGCCCTGAGGGGCCTTTGCCATTGAAGGTAAATCCCTCACCTTTCACAGGGTAAGGCTCATAGGTATTTCCTTGCCAGATTAACGGCTCTTTACGTTGATTTAGCCCATCAAAAAAGCGGTACCGAATACCGCCTATTTTGGTTAAATCAAATTCGTAAAGCTCAAGTAAGGCATCAGTGGAGGAGAGTTCGGTAACACTAATTCGCATTTCAGGAGGAATATGTTGCATATTAGCTCCAATAAAAAACCACCCGAAGGTGGTTTGTTAACAGAAAGGTTATTTAATTTTTATTATCTTTAATTGGTAGATCACTACCGCAATGCTTGCATTTTATTGCGGCCTCTAATACATCTTCCGCACAATAAGGGCATTGTTTAGTTTTTCTCTCTACTTTAGATGAATCAGCTTTATCATCATTTATATCTGAATTTTTTTCGTTGTTATTTCCCAAAGCCCAAACATAACTAACAATCCAACCAATAACCGTCCAGCCAGCTAAGACATTTAATGCCAGTATTTGATTGCTGTTTTTTTTCTTGCGAATTTTAGATTCGATGAAAGGTAAGATGTATAATAAGGGAGCAAAAATAAAAAATGATAATGATATTAACTTACCAAAATCATTTAACCCAGCAGAAGGTATTTGTCCCATTGAGTAACTATAAAAAACTAAAAAAATTAAGACCAGCAACCTCAATATAAACATAATATCCTCGCTATTAAAATATTTGCTAAAGCTACAAAAACTAATCAAGACGCAACCTGTTCAAACTCAGCCGTTATTTCAGTTCTTATCCTCCCTACTGAAGACGACCATTTTCGACATAGTACCTTAATTAATTCTGATTGATGAGGTGGCTTCCATAAAAATGCAGTAACACCAGCATGTTTTTCTAAAAATGATTCAATCTGCAAGCTTTCATTATTTATATAGATCAGCGTTACATTGTATTTTTTTAGATTATTATTAATACCATCAGTGCGACGCTGTTCATAGCCGTCGCCAAACTTCACTGATTTTACTCGAGGCTCAAACTCCTTTTTCATATCAGGTTTAACTTTCCACTTAAATATTTCCATCTACATAGCCCCACCATCACGACGCTGGCTCATAATATAATCCTGAGCACCTCGCTTACTGATTTCATAAACCTTTTTCAATGCTTCAGGCCCTATCTGACCATAGCTACCATCATTTTGTATAGTAATGTGATAATTCTGGGTAACGCCTCCTCCCTGATTGGGCATTTTCGCAATAACACCCAACTTCCCATCAGCACCACGACGCAAAGGGAAAATACCTTCTGGCCCAGCTTCTCCCATCAAGCCCGCACCTTTTGCAAAAGCAAACATGGTGGGCTTATGCACGATCTGTCCACTGTAAGCGCTTAGGCTAGTTGAGTTATAAACCCCACCGTCCGCATTAGCAACAGGAGCACCAAACCCAAAGCCCATCGCCTCTATTCCTTTAACCAAAGACATTTTAATAAAGATATCCGTCAGCATTTTGAGGATCGATTTTGTAAAGTCTTTGAAGTTTGCTTCACCATCAACCAGTACATTAGTTAATTGGCTACTAAACCCATTAAGGGCCATAGATGTGGCATTTTGCACTTGAGAGTTAACATCAAGCGCGGTGTCTTTATAGTTACCCCATGCCGTTTGGGCGCCCGCTAACCAATCAGCCCGTTTCTGATCTTCAACCTCATAGGTTTTTTGTTGCTCGGCTAACATATTATTTAGCTGTGGGTTCTCTTTTTGTCCCGCAAGAAGTTGAGCGCGTTCTAAGTAACGTTGTTGCTCTCTTGCTGATTTACCCATACTTTCTTCAATCGCTTTACGTTTTTCCGATTGTTGAGCAATGTATTTATCAGCCTGATCTTGCATCTTATTTAAACGCTCTTGCAAAGCAACTTCATCACCCACTAATGCAAGTTTTTCCTTTTGAGCAAGAATGTTTTCTTTATTTGATAATAAAGATTCTTCGGCGTTAGTTAATCGGCGTGTCAATTGCGCTTGTTCTAAAATTGCAAATTGTGCCTGCTCTTTTTGAAGATCCTTGCGTTGTTGACTGATAACATCATTAGCGCTTTGATGTTTTTTAAGAATTTCTAACTGGGCTTGTAATGAGAGTAAATCACGAGAAGCTTTTTCCTCCTCACGATCGCCAGCAGGTACAACATATCCCTTGCCTTTACCAGTACCCGGCATTTGGCGATCTCTTAAGCGAAAATTAATCATCGCCTTAGCTTCTTCATACTGTTCCTGTGTTAGTGCATGTTTTTCTTTTTCTAATTCCGCTAATTTTTGTAACCTTTGAGTCTCCCAACTATAAAAACTTCGCCATTTTTCTTGTAACCTGATTTGGTTCACTTCTAATTGCTCATTGTTTTTTATAGCTTGAGATTCTTTTTCAGGTTTCTCTAAATCATAGAGTTGATCCCTTAGTTTGCTTAAATTAGCCTTAACATCATCAATAGTTTGCCCAGTTCTATCGTAATGCAGTTTCTCAGTAAATGGATTTAACTGGAAACTGACCAACATTTCTTCATGTTCACGTATTTCATCCTTTAGAGTCCTTTCTCTCCCTATATTAAGCATGGCGTCCCAGCCTTTTTTTGCTTCATTTTGGATGCGTACCCATGCAGACTCTAATATTCCTAAACTACTCGAAATATCATTAGCACCATCATTGATAGATTGTGCATAAGCATCAATTGCCAATCGTGCTGCTTCGGTTTTATTACCTTGCAATTCGAGCGTTCTGATTTGCTCTAATTGGGATGCTGTGAGGTGGTGGTTCGCTTTTTCTAATTCAAGCGACATTTGAAGTGGTTCATCTTGTAAGCGTTTAAACTGATCAATCGTGGTATCAATCGCCTGCCCTGTGATGTAATTCATCTGTGCGGCTGCTTTTGAAACACGGGAAATCTCATTATTTGAAAATACGCCTGTACCGACAACACTCGAAATGGATGATGCCATTTCACCACGCGTAATACCGCCACCCGCAAGAGTTCTCGCCATTTCATTTAATTGGCTGGCTGACTTATTGGCGTAGTTACCTGTTAAGATCAACTGCTTATTAAATTGAGAAAACTCTCTTTCTGCATCATAAGCTAATTTTGCCACGCCCGTTAGACCGGCAGTAATTCCTCCCCAAATACCACCACGAACCAGTGAGCCCATGTTAAAGGAGTTGGCAATACCTTGAAGACGACCAGATAATGACTTGCTGTTTTTATCAAACTCTTTAGTTTCTTTGTTCGATTCAGATAATCGACGAATATAGATCTCGGCTGAAGAACTGACGCCAAGTTGAGAAGCTTGATAACGCAACATCTGTTCACGACTTAAATTTTGAGTGGCAACCTGTTCTTTTAGTCGCTGAATAAACCGTGTTTTTTGTTGTGTTAGAGACTCTTCTTCTCGGCGTAACTTCATTGACTCTGAAGTAATAGCAGAAATAAGCACCTGATAATCGCGCTGATGGATAGTGCCTTTTTTCACTTCTTGGTTTAACTGAGCCTGAATCGCTCTTAACGCCGATTCACTGCCGGATAGACCTTTAACAGCTTCAATTTGTTTATAATATCTCTCAGTATTCGCGTCTTGCTGATCTTGTATTGCCCTTATTCTTGATTTAGTGACATTTTGAATTTCGGCAAACTGCTCACCTGTAATTTTGAGCTTGTCATAAGCCTTTGTTGATTTATTTAAAACCTCAGTGAGTTGTTCGAGTGCATTTCTCGTTTGCCCAACACTTTGAGCTTGCTCTAAAAAAGCATCGGCTTGTTTGCGTGATTCAATAGCTGCACGCGCTTCTTCCTGTGCGATCCGCTGATAATAATCCGCTCGTTGTTGCTGAGAAATTTCTTGTTGATTGTTAAGTTCTTGAAGAGATTGCGCAGTACTCTCTGCAGAACTGCGAGCAGATTGCGCTTGCTGTTCAACCAGTTGAGCCATGCGTCGTTGACTGGCTTCGGCTTTTTCTGCGGTTTCTTGCAGTTGACGTTCAACACGCCCCATTTGCTGGCTGAAATCGGCTGTCTCAGCGCCTAAGTTAATCGTGAGATCGGCTATTTGTTGGCTCATATCGTACTCCGCCCGCTATCCCTTCACTGACCGCCATCATGGTTTCATCGTCCATATCAACAGCGGGTTTTCGTAACAACGCGCTAAAATCCTCTGGCGATAAATTATCACTGCCACCAAAAACACTGGCGACAGTGAAGTTAAGTCCAGAAAAAGCATGATCAATGAGTTGGAGGGTGAAGGGAGTTTCATTAAAGAAGTGTAACCAATCAGCGAGTTCGGTCGCTGTCATTTCGCTGAGCATCCTGCGCCAATCAGCACGTTTAAATTCATGTGACAAACGCAGGATAAATTGATGTTCACGGGCGACTACTTTTCCAGTGACTCTTCCTGTGCATCACTGTGAATATTTTCATTTTCCGTGTTTTCAGTTTGCGCCATTCCGCTAATCACCAACACCTCTTTAGCTGCGAGACCTAGCGCTTCAGGATTCCATGTAGAAAGAACATCATTATAAATTCGCTCAACATCACTAGATCCGCCATGTGCTAATGAACGAGACACTAACCACGCATTTGATTCTGTGTTTGCACGAATAATCAGCGCTGTTTTTTTAACACCTTCTATTTTTTCAATATCGTCGTTTTTTTCTGATTGCTCGACTAAAAAATCAAAATATTCAATGCGTTGCAGTGCTGATAATTCATATAACGCAACAGAATTACCACCATAAGTAAACTCTTTTTTCTTTAAAAACATACTGTTACCTTTTATTCATTGTCTTTTTTAATAACGGGCGCACTCTTTCCTTGCTCTGACGCTGATTTAATTTCTTCAGCAAGAGCTGGACGACCACTATTAGTGATCTTAATCGTGCGGGTGATCACTTCTTTTGCGGGCACTGTTTTTCCAAGCGAACTAACCCAGCCACGATAAATATCAACCGCCCCATTCGGATAACGAATGCGATAGTGACGAACATCACCCAGTTGGAACCAATCAACCAGATCTTTTTGCCCTTGCTCACCCGGTTTCCATGCCAACGTAATATTGGCTTCACCTGCTGATTTTTCACCCTGAGCAGTGGCTTTCCAATCCGCATCTTCATCGTCAAGATAGGTGTCGTCATAACTGTCTGCGGTAATTTCACCCGGCTGTAACTCTTTAATTTTCGCCAGTCGCGTCCAATCTGTATCATCAAACGGCGCTTTTAATGGATCTTCGGTACCGCTATAAATCCAAAGCGTAGTGCCAGTACCTTTCACAGGTGCCAATGGGTTTGGTGTAGGCATAATGATTCCTTTTACATTGAATAATTAATTTGATAATTGAGATCGACAGAACCCCACAACCCCATCTCTTCATCGCGATGGTAGTCATAGCCGTTAGGGGTCATATTTTCGATAAGATCGGACAGTGCGGGAATGGAGGTCAGCGCGGGATAAATCACGGCTTCAACCCATTTATCTAATTCAGCATCAGGGCTATTCGCACTGAGAAAAACTTCTATGTGAACAATCGCTTGCCAGCTGTCTTCATCAAGGTTTTCACCCGTTGAGACAGCATCCGTGATATACACGGCAACCGCTGGGAAGTCGTTTTCATCCACAAAAAAAGGGCGTCCATCAAATACTGTCGCCCCATTGGCATGAGGCTCAATCGCCCCTTTAATTGCGTGTCGGATCTGCGTGTGTTTGATCACCAAACCCTCCCTTTTATATAAAGCCGTAATTGTTGCTTTAAGGCCGATGCCATTTCTTTTGGCATATCAGATTGAATCAACTTTTCTGACTCTTCGGTGTAAGCTGTTGTTAACGGTGTGACGAGGGGTATTTTAACTACTTCGATGGGATAACGACTTTTCCCAACGCGCTGAAGAATATGCCAGCGCCCATTATCAAGCTGTTGAATAAAGGCATGAGGAAAAGAAAATTTGCCCACTTTCAACACACTCCCTGCTCCTTTCTGATTACCTCGTTTTCTTGATAGTTGAACGCGAGCACTACCCAAAGCAATGGCGGGTAAATTACCCCGGTTTATCACTAATCTAGCACGAGGCGTTTTATAGCGACTGCTCGCTCGACTAAGTCGAACACGTTGACGGATCAGGCGTTGAGGCACTTTAGTTTCAGACGAAACCCGTTTAACACTATGGCTAATGACACGGCGAGCAACACGGTTGATCGCCATTGCCGTCGCTTTCGGTACCATTTCATCATTAATGCTATTCAGGTTTTTAATGGCTTGCTCTAATCCTTTCATATCACCCACCTATTTAATCCAAATATGGGGTTTACCATTAAACTTTTGATATCGCGTGATTTGGTAAGTTTTGCCATCAATTTCAACAGTATCCTTACGGTCAGGTTGATAGGTTGACGAAAAAATAACATAACTCACCCCATCACCACTCATCGGTCCCAATTCAGGGATAAAGTGAGATTCGAGTGCTTGATAAAAAACACCATTAATACGGATGGGGATCCCCATCCATTCTTCGGTCACGTTATCCATTCTTTTTACCAACCGTTCAAATGGATTCATCGGTATTGACCTTAACTTTGAGGGGAGGCAGTTGATGGCACAAAGGCATTGAGTTTAACGGTGACATTTTCACTCGATGCATCCGCATCATCCCAAACCACACCGGCAGGTGTACCACCTGTATCCACCACGACATTGTCTTTAACGGACGCCGTCGCACCGGCTTTTAAGGCAATACCGGCTTTCTTGTTCAGCAAGAAAACACCTTCTGCAAAACCATCACCGGTTTCGTTAGGTTGAATATCCGTGATCGCAACACAAGCAATAGTGCCAACGTGTACCAGTTGACCACTTTTAATGATCTCTTTTGTGCTGTTAATTAGGGCAATCGTGCCACCCTGTTGTACATAATTCTTAGCCATAAAAACTCCTTCCGATGCCGAAGCACCGGATTTTAGATATAAAAAAAGCCCATCAGGGCATCAAGATAAAACGAAGAAAAAAGACGTCTTATTTACCGGAAACTTTCAGCAGACCACGATAATCAACTGGCGCTACACCCGCATCAATACGCACTTTTGTGGTGACACCGTCTGAGGTAAAACCTTCAAGTTGGTCAATATACGGCACATCGATTCCGTTTAAGTACGCCACCTCAATGGTGTCGCTACCTTGACGTGAGGCCATATACCAATCTTTTTCGCTTGCATCATCTAAACGAGGTTCGGCAATAATTTCCGCTAAATCACGCACTGGGTTAATAATATTGGCATTAACATCAGCGCCTTTCACACTGCCCGATTTAACCACTTGGATAGCTTGTGTTTCCAGTGTGGTCGGTACCAACATAAACGCGGGACGAATATTTAATGAGCGTTCGCCTTCTTTTTGTTGACGCATAGCAGTACGACCTGCACTGATGGTTTCCACATCCATCCCGCCGGTGATCATGTTTTTATGATCGGCACTAAACAGCGCTTTTTTATCGCTCATTTTTTCATTGTCGATAAGCACCGCATACACCAAATCGCCGACTGTCGCTTTCGCTGCACGACCAAACTTCATGGGCACATCCGTCAGCATATTCATATCATCATTGATGATAGCTTGACGAGTAATACTAAATAACTCACCGTAGGTCGCCAGCGCGATGGTTTCGCCTTTATCATCGAGCGTAACGTACTTATACTCAGCACCCTCACGCACTTTACGTAAGGAAGGGAATGCCCCTAATCCTACACGGTGTGCAGTTTTAAAGTCACTGAGCTGTCCTTTTTTCGTCCATTTTTCAAAGGTTTCTTCGTTTTCTTCCCAACCGAGTAAAATCGCTTTATTCGCGACATCCAGCAGGATATTACCGAAATCAGAGGTGCTGTGCGTAAACGCCATACCAATCATTTGCATCGGATTATACGTGGCCACACCAACACCACGCTCTGTCAGTGATGCGCGCGCTAATTCACGCAGTGTCATGCTGTTATAGGCGTTATCTTTTTCATACTCCTGATAACCCGCACGCGCCATCACAGAAGCACGAACACTGTCGCCCACAATATTGCCGTTTCCTGCGTAAATATGCGCATTACCTTTATTTGATGGCTCAGGATTTTGTTGTTGTGCAACCGTGTTAAGTAATTGCTCACGCGCTTTCTCAACAGAACAACTCGCATCCGCTAAACAAGTGATCATCAAATCATTGTGACGACCACCGAACATGGCAAATAAATCTTTAATCCCATTTAATCGCGCTTGCTCGTCAGCATAGGTGGCGCTAGGTTGTGGCTCTGGTGTCGGTACTGAAGTTGGATGAGGTTGTGTAGGGCTAGTCGTATTTTTAGGGGTAATTTGATTTTTAATTGCACTTGGCATAGATGAAAATTCCTCAATTCGTTTAGATGTAAGACTCGCCATTGCTTTTACTGGCTCAATCACTTTATCGGCGAAACCATGCTCAACACACTCGTCACCATCAAGCCATGTTTCCTGCTCTAACATGGCGGTAATTTCTTCTGTTGTTTTTCCTGTTTTAGCGACATAAGCAGGAATAAGTACATTTTCCAACTTGTCGAGCAAGTCAGCATATTCACGCATATCATTCGCATCCCCCCATGAAACGCCCCACGGTTTGTGGATCATCATCATGGCATTTTTCGGCATAATGACCGTGTCACCCACCATGGCAATAACCGAGGCCATTGAAGCGGCCAAACCATCGATATAAACCGTAATCGTCGCGGAATGGTTTTTAAGTTGGTTATAAATGGCGATACCATCAAATACCTCACCACCCGGCGAGTGAATATGAAGGTTGATATGACTAAGATTCCCTAGTGAGATTAAATCTTCCGTAAAACGTCGTGCGCTAATTCCCCAACCACCGATTTCATCATAAATATAGATATCCGCAGTTTGGTCTTCTTTAGCCTGCATGCGAAACCAGCTTTTTTGATTTGCTGGTCCCGACATTTTAGGCATCGTCATCGATTTCTTGTTGTTTAGCATCTTGTGCCCCTTTGTCATTAGCAGGATCAGTATCAAATACCAGTCCTAATCGTTTATTTTCGTCAATTTCGGTTTTACGACGACGTTTCACATCAGCAGGGTTGCCCCCTTTAGCGCGTATCCAGTCACTTTCTGTTGACGCACCACCGCGTAACAAGGTTTTCCATGCCTCAGACTCTTTCTTTGGATCAATCCATGGCATTACAGGGCCACTGTAAACTGCATTAAACAGGGATTTAGCATCAACATCAGGAGACACGGCGACCACGCCACTGGCTATCGCCATTTTTAACCAATTGCGATACATCGGACGACTAATGCCCGCCACAAAGGTGTCTTGAAAAATGTTATAGCCTTCAAATGACTCCACCAGCTCTTGTCGTTGAGCGCTATATGTGCCGTTATAGTCACGGGCGATACTGGAATAACTGCCCCGACTGCCTGCAGAAACCGCACGTAATTGCCCATTGCGAAAGGTTTGTAGATTAGGGTTGGGGCGGTCTGATTTGATCATGCCCACTTCTTCACCCGGCTTTAAACCGTCGTAAATCATGCCCGGCTGAATATCAATATTACGTTGCTCATCTTCGTCGTATTCACCTTCAGGGAAAGAGCCGGCATCCCCTTTTTTGATGTACATCCCCAATGAAGCTGCAATACGTGCGGAGGTCAATTCCGCATCTTCGTAATCTTTTAACGCACTTAAGCGCATTAAGATCCCCGAAAACAAACTGACTCCCCGCGCTTGATGAAGCCGACGAGTGAATTTCAGGTGCAACATATTTTCAGCATCGATGGTTTTGATATCCCCTAAATTGGCACTAAATTGGGGGAGGTTTTTATATACCTGATACCCTGTGGGTCGCCCCCACTCATTGAACTTAATGCCTTGGATAATCTTACTTTCTGGCATATTCATGTGAATAGGCACAAAGTCAGGCTCTAAGGCTTCGAGCCAAAAATAGATATTGGCTTGAGGATCTAGCCCTTTGGCTTTACCTTTGACCAATTGAGCAAACACTTCACCGTCACGTAACCACGTTCTGACCAGTAAACGCTCTAATACAGGGCGACTAAATTGCCCTGTCACTTCGGGTAACACGGACCACTCCGCCCAGGCTTGACGAATTTGTGAGGCTAAATCTTTATGAATTTGCCCTGCCCCATCTAAGGGCTGAGGCTCAACAATAATGCCCTTTGCCCCGACAATGCGCTCTTCCATCTTGTCGAGAATGCCGATAGAGATATCATGATTGTTATCTAGCCATCGCGCTTGCTCGCGTAAGGAAGTCCCACCAAATTGCGTCAATTGGTTTGCATTACGATTTTCACGTTTAGCGGGATGAGTACGAGTGGGCAAAACGGCTTCATAGGCTTTAATTTGTAATCGAGAGCGGAGACGCGAGGCTTGCCAGTTTGGGGCAAAATAACCAATGGCGTTGTCTAATAATGTCATCTAAACCTCGCTAATTTATACATTGGATTACCTCGTTTTCTCGATATCAACGCCGACAAACGAGATTCCCAACGCTCACGACCTTTTATGATCTCGTTGAGATTTTCCATTGTCATGGCTTGTCCATTAAAAGTGATGGATTTACCTTTTAATACCGCTTCTTCCGCTAAACGGTATTGCTCAATCATGTGTTCAATTTCTTCTTTCGTCATATCCAGCCTCCGCTGTTTGATACTGGCGCCCATGCAGATACCGCAGGCGTTTCCTGTTTTTGGGTTTCGGGTGAGGGTTTTATTTCAGGTTCTGAGGCAATATCGGCAATTGGCGGGGATGAGGAAAGAGCAACATCAGGCAACCTTGCCCATTTAGGCGGTTTTTCCCAATTAATATTCTCGTACCCTTTTAATATCACCAAGGCATGGGCGTAAACCATCAGGTCAAATGCCTCATTAGCGCCTCGACCCGGCTTTTCCCAATGCCCTTTTTCATCACGCTCTTCATACGTCAACTCGTCATAGAACGATTCATCCAGCCAATCAGGGAAATGAATATAATTAGGTCCGACGGTATCGCGCGATAACGCAGAACTGATCCGGTCTTTGAGTTGATCCGTTTGCAGTAAATAAAGGGGCACATCCCCTTTCGCTTGGGCGCGCCGTTCAGAACGACTGGTGTTATCAGGGAATGATTTAGTAATTAACTTACTGCGCTTATGCCCGTCACCCTTAAAGAGATAGACTTTACGGTGTAATCCCTCTTTTCGACAGCGACGCCAAAATTTATAAGCATTATCAGTAACGCCATCTTCACCACCAGAGTCCACGCCCAACATCATGATTTCCATTTCATGGTGAGGATAATGCTGTAATGAATAGGTTTTCTCTAATACATCCGTGATTAGTACCTGCCAATCTTCGGGATACGAACCCGGATCGATTCGACGGCATTCACCGTTATTGTCATAACGTAGGGATTGGGTGATTTCAAATCGGTCAATCACCCAGCGTTCGCCTTTTTCACCGTAACCCACCACCTGCACCACAAAGCGACGTTTTTTACCGCCCTGTACGTCAACTGTGGCAACCAAGAATCGCACACCATCTGGCACAGCTGATTCTTCCCAGTTTTCTACACGATTGATTAATTCATCACTCTGACGCTGTTCTTGTGCAACTTTCGGCAGATAAGGCAAACCCCAGTCTGTATTAGTCACTGATTTTAATGTTTCTTCACTGCCCGTTAATTCATATTCTTGCTCTGCACCAACAAACTTATTTACTAGTTGAGCCCATGTTTGATAAGCGGCAGCTGGCCCTTCCATCCAAAATGAGGCAAATCTTGAGTAGCGAGGGTTACCCGTTATTTTCCCTGTTTTATCAATTGATTGCCCCTCTATCAGCCATACGCCTTTATTGTTTAATGTTCTTTTTTGGTCATGTTCTATCTTTGATAAACAGTGAGGGCATTGAAGATAAGCATTTTTACCTGCTTCAAAGGGATCGTCCGTTAATGAAAATCCAACCATGTTATCTTTTATAGGTTGAAAATATTCACCACAATGTGGGCAAGGCCAATACCAACGACGGCGATCACCACGGTTATAAAGTGATAAAATACCTGTTGTTGGCGGGGCTTCATGAGGTAACGTTCGACTCCACTTTGCATTTGTTATTTCACGACCAGGAGAGCTCTCCACCAGCGTCATGCCAGCCGACATAAAAGTGGTTGTCCGTTTTGATGCTAGCGAAAATGCATCACCTTCACCGTCAATGTTCTCAGGAAAGCGGTCATAATCAGTTAAAGCAACAAAACGATAATCTGATGACGACATGATATTGACAGTTGGCCATCCTATTTTTAGGTAATTTCCCGCTCTAAATGTTTTATCGTGAACATTATTATCGTTTGTGCGAGGACTTAACCGCTTTGATACCTCTTTACTGACTCTAAATGTTCTATCCAGCCGTTTTTTAGAGTGCTCTCTGGCTTTATCCTCTGTCATTTGAATTAATAAAAAATCAGCAGGATCACAGACAATGGTGTAAACAATCCATCCATCAATTAGCGCTAAGGATTTACCTGTTCGAGCTGGACCCACAAAAATAACAGCATCGTATCGCCTTGATGTTAAACAATTCATAGGCTCAATAATGTAAGGTGTTAATGTGTCATCCCAAGGTAATGAGCTACCACCATCAAGAGGAACACGCATATATTTCTTAACAGCTTCGGCAACAGGTAATCTATTGGGTGGTTTTAATAGTGTGGATACATCACGCCGGATGGATGAAGCGGAAGCAAATCTTACTGTCATTATTCCTCCATCGCTTCTGCATTATTCACTTCACTGGATAGCAGCTCTCTCATTTCATCAATAACAATTTGAACCTGCACTAATTGTTCTGCAGTCCATCCATGATCTCGTTCTAACCGGTCTGGCCATGTTTCCAGAACCTGAGCGATAGCCTTGATAATAACCGCCATTTCTCGATGAACTTCTGATGCTGGAATAAGTTGTTTTAATGTAGTTTCAAATTTGATTCTTTCATTTTCAGACTGATACCAGTCTTTTCTATCTTTAGGAAACATGAGATCTGGATCTTGAATTCCTTCCCCACCCTTACTGTCATCTGCAAAAATTATTGGCCCAACATCTCGCAATGCATAAACAGGGTTTCCTCTGACTGTATTAGCAATGGGAACATTAGCTTCTAATAATCTCTTTTTAACTGTGCCTCGGTTTAGCCCGAATGCCTCAGCAATCTTTGCAACACTCCAGTTATAGGCGTCTCCCAGATTGCTGACATTAGACATCGACACCTCACTTGGTCAGGTGATTTTCTTGTTTTGTAATAAAAATCAATACGGTAAATAGCATTGAGGTGACAACAATTAAATAATATTGTCACCTCAATACTGTTTATATCTATATATATCAATCAATTATGAGACCTGTTGCTGACACCATGAAAATCAGAAAACTAGCCGTTTCCCGCGTGCGCGCCGCCCCGTGGAGAGGGTACCCCACCGGGAGTACCTTTTGAATTATGTATAACAAAATCAATTTATTATGATTAAGGTTTCTTTGGTGGTGGGATAGGATTCTTAATCTTATGCTTGGGCTGATACCCACTAGGGTTTAAACTCTTATCCTGTAATTGTTCATCTAATTGTTTTCTGAATTGATTGGGGTTCTTAAAGCCTTGACTAGCCATAGTTATTTCCTTTTGATTGTTAACCGCCGTAATCTATCTGTATTCGTATAGCCTCTTCATAAGTTGCATTCCGCCAATCAGTCATGGTTTTGATATCATCATTTGAACTATCTAGAGGATATCGTGAACGCTTCACACTAACCTCAACTTGCAATATCGATAACCCAGAAAAAGCCTGTCGTCTAACTCTAAAGCGCCCAGTCAAACCAGTCTCTGTGTTTCTATATTTAGGCATTGGCATGTTATCCCCTTTACTTCTGACTGCACCACGTTCTGTTATTTAGTTCACTCACAGCTTGTGCCCACGCTTGATGCTGAGTTTCCATTGCTTTCTTAAGCTCAGTGATAGCAATATCTTGACTATTGGCTCGCATGCGTAAATCTGCCAACTCAGCCTTAGCGTCCTGCTCTAGCTTATTACTGACAAGCACACCATTGAACACAGCCGAATTAATAAGGGCATCTTTAATAAAAAACTCACCTGAGGATTGAATGAAGAAAGGTGGAATTGATTTAGGTTTCATACCTACATCTTGCATCAGTTGTTTAATGCGAGTGAGTTGCTCCTCTAACTTATCTAACTCAGTGGTATCTACTGAGACTTTTAATTGAATAGTGTTATCTGACATATCTATCTCCAATAAAAAAGCCATCAGTGATTAACTAATGGCTATCTATGTTCTTTTCCTTATCTTGTTAACACTGCCATAAAATTTGAATTAATTACTTAAAAATCAATTAGTTTAATGACCCTCACTATTAAGGGCCAGTATAGAAGTAATTAATCGTTCTGACATTTAAAACAACATAAGGAGATATTTATGGTTCGTACATTTGAAATATTATTGAAAGCCATTTTAGCAACAATCGCATATTTACTATTACGTAAAAGTTCGCCAGAGCACGCCATAGCTTTCGCTGTCGCCATTCTTAGTTCTTAATTTTCTTACCTAACTTTATAACCCATTCATCATATGGCATTAGTGAGCTAATCACTTCAGCTAAATCTAGTAACCAATCAGGCCACCAATTACGAACTGCAACCCTGCATTCTCCGTAAGCATCACCAACATAAATTGGCACTATTCCCATAAATAATGCGTAATGATCGTAATCTCGCGTTATTTGCTCTTTAGTGAGTCGTTTGAATATTGCCATTAATGTACACACTCCTGCCTTACATAATCCTGCAACCCTTTAATTATTTGCTCTGACTGTGCAATTCGCTCTCGGAGTAACCAATAATTTCGGATAGCGGTGTCAGTAGGTCTGGCGGTGGTTGCATCATCCATGCTGGTGGTGGGATTGCTGGTGCTCTTTGGACAGTTGGCTTTGATGTACACCCGTTCAGGATTGTGCTCACTAATATCACGCAAGCGACTAATTTCATTCTTTGCATTAACAAGCTCCTGTGTGTGTCTTGTATCGAGTTGGTTTAGTCGCTCTATACGTGCTTGATAGTCGGCATTGATAGCTTTCTGATCTTCGAGTGTGACAGTAAGCTTTTTATTATTTTCTATCAGTGTATTAATTCTTTTCGCTTGTGCATTAATCAGCACGCAACCACCAGCAACAATACCCACTATCACAATGACAATGTAAAGTTTCCAATACTTCATAATTAGTACCTGTGATGAGAGAGAGTTATCTGACAGCGCTTATCTAAGCTTGCTTTATCGTTAATACATGAATTATCAATTGAGATATAAATGCCACCAGCAACCGTAATGAGTAATACGAGGATAAAGCTGATAACGATAATTAAAGGTTTCCATGACATAGTGCTGACTCCGCATCTCTACGACTGACTAGCCCTCGCCATACCTTTCCACCCGCATAAACCCAACGCTTCATTTCTTCACAGGCGCCATACTGATCACCTGCGTTTAATTTCTTTAGCAACGTAGAACGAGCAAAAGCTGTGGTACCCACATTAAAAGCAAAGGAATATAGAGAGGCTTTTGTTTTATCATCCAGTGGTACTTTAACCAGGGTATCGACTTGCTGTTGCGTTCTGATAAAGTCTTTCTGCAGTAATTCATCACATTCTTGCCGTGTGTATGTCTTGCCTTGAATGATGTCGTTTCCAGTGTGGCCATAACAAACCGTCAGAACACCTGCAACATCACGATAAGGCTCGTAACGAACACCTTCAAAGTAACCAATCACTGTTATCGCAATACTTACCGCACCAGCACTCGCAACTGCTGCTACCTTCTGTTTTAGATTCATTAAATGTCCTTTTTAGCTTTAGTCAGCATCTCGCCAACTATCTTTTCTATGTCTTGCGGATCGCTAGAACAATTTCGATGAACTAATTCAGCAAATAACGCTGTTCGTTTCCGTTGTTCTCGCTGTGTCATAAAGTAAGTTGCTAATCCAAGGAGCATGCTGAATCCCATTCCTATTACAAATCCCCATTCATAGAGTGAGAGGCTTGCAAAAAAGGCAGTTAAGCCAGCCGTTCCGTAGGTAGCATTGGTCAATTTTTCCATGCGCATATACACCCCCTACGGAGTGTCCGTTGATGATTAATGTGAGTGAGTTAAACGTGAAAATATGAAACTTAAGTTAAACTGATGGGTCAACCCAGAGAAACTTGCCGAAGGAATGGCTGACTTACTTCGGAGGTAAATATTTATGCAATACGAGTTTGAAAAATACACAGGTGTCAAACTTAATGCTGAAGACATGGCCTATACCACCCCAGCACTGTTCGCCATTCTTGCTGCATTGGTCACTGGAGATGATGAAGAAAAACAAAAAGAACTTTATGAACTAATTGATAAAGTGATAAAAATGAACAAGGGAAACCGTAGCGAAACTCAAATAGCACTTGCAGGGCAATTTGCTAAAATGGCGATATCCGGCAAACAGTAGAGCCATTAGTTTTTTTTATTTCAATAGAGTTATTAGAAATAGCCACCAGCGTGGCACTATTAATAGCTTCTAATTCACAGCTCGTTAATTGCATGCTAGCGAGCTGTTTTTTTAACTCTAAAATTTGTTGCGCTTGTTGTGCTACTTTTTTTTGACAATGTACTAACTAACACTTCTAAATTTTGATTACTCATAACTACCTCTCTTAAATACAAATTGCCACTCAGTTCGTAGTTTATCCATAATCACACTTGTTTCGTTTCACTTGCATACCTTTTAATTAATGGCAAAATTACAATATGTTTTACTCCCTTAACTATAAATATCAATTAAAGGTAAAAATATGAACAAAGATGGTGCATTAGACCTTATACGTGAAGTTAAGGAGACATTAGATTTACTTAAACAGCCCGAAGACATAAAACCAGTTAAAATTAAATCAATGTTAGAACACCTACGAAGCGCTCTAGAGTATGTAACAAATGACGTCTATGACAAGTTAACTCCCGCTAGTGCAAGAATTAGGAATGATATTTATTTCCCATACAATCAGAAACATAACATTGACCGTTTTTTCCAAAAAAAATTACAGTTATTAAACTACTCTGAAAATAAAATATATAAATTATTTAATTCAATACAAGATTACTCAACTAATACTAATGAACTTGTAATGATGTGCAATCTAACTAATGAAGCCAAACACCTAAAACCTATCGCATTAGATAAAGAAGAAAAGGTTTCTAGTGTGAAAATTTCAGTCGATGGTTTAGGTCTCGTCAGTACAGACCTAAATAGCAACATAACGTTTCAAAATTGCACGGTTAATGGAAAAAAATTACAGGACTTTACTTATAGTAATGGACAACTAAAAACAACGGGTATCGGCATCCCTGTAAATTTAACCATAACTAAAGATAAAAAAATAAAATTTCATGGCGTTGAATACGAAGTAGTTCCATTTATAGAAAGATGCTTGAATAAGATTGAAAAATTTGTATTAGCTGTTTATGAAGAACTAGAAAAAACAAATTAAGTTTTATTTTTTAACAATATTATGTGCTATAGAATGAAGCTTCCACTAACGAGGTTTCATTCTATAAGTTAGGTGACAACGTATTCACTCTTATCACATTAGCACCCAAAATTCGTAACGAAAAGCACTTAACTATCAATTGTTGTTTTATTTGTCCATTCATCCATTTCTAAAACTGCACCTGTCATAATTAAACAAGCATCAATAAAGGTTTCAGCTATCATGAGTTTTTGTCTGATTTTACCCTCTGAACACTTCATATCCCTTGCGATTGCTGATTTTGAAATATTCTTTATATAATGTTTTTCTATCAAATCGTATTCGTCTTTTCTTCCTACTTTTATTAATTGACCAACCGCTGAATCAATAATTATCCCATCATCATCACAGCAAGAAATGCGACTCTTATTCATGCTTGGTAATAATCCTTTAAACCCTGCAGCTATTGGCGAGTAATCCACACTATCACCCTCATTCGCTGACCACGCTCCCCAACGTGATAAAACTTCCTGCATATCTCTCATGCTTAATACTCCTCGTGCCGTACACACGTTAAATAAATGCACCGATATCTAAAGAACGGTTTAAAAAATGAAATAACAATTCGAGTTGATTGCCGTGAATGGCTTCCCATTGTTTTGGGTCTCGATGTAACTCGTCATGGTGAATGCGACACAATGGAATAGTAAATAAGTCATGAGCTTTCGTTCCCATTCCTCCCATGCCATGACCAATAATATGGTGCGGATCATCAGCCTGTTGCCCACACACGCAACACGGTTGAGTTTTCACCCATTGGAGCCAGTTGATATTTTCCCAACGTTGCATTTTTGGTTTCAGAAGAAATGATGCTGGTGGCTCTGGATCGATAACAACTTTAATAACCGGCTTTATCGCATCTAGACGCTCATTCATTACAGATAATGCGGTTACGTTGCTTGGAATAATATCTGCCTCAGGAAAACCACCGTGAACTCTGCGTTCTTCTTGTTTATCTGACCAATTTAAAATCTGGCGTAATATTGGTTCGGGCAATTCATCAACCAAGCTATGCATTACTGCAAATGAGAAAAAATCAGGTATCGTTAGCTGGTGGCCACTATCTAATCTCAAGCGACTACGAATAGTATCCAACATCCAATTGATACGATTTTTATGAGCTAATTCAGCAACCCACCCCGCTGATGAATTTCTAATATGGTTATCATGATGCCAACAAGTGCGGATCACGCCAGCCTCGTGAAAGGTCGTCACTAATTCATGGTGATGATAATTATCTTCATCGTTATCAATCTGGCAGCACTTGATATTACGAATAACCCATGTATCCATTGGTGATACTTTATCGATGGTGTGGATTACTTTTTTACTATTAAGAAATTGAATGATGTGCTTATTGTTTAAAATCGGCTGTTCATCACCCGTTAATGCGCCTGAGGGCAACACGTCTAAACTTTTTGGCACATCACTAATAATCACACGGTGGTGCTTCTTAAATTGCTCGAGTAATTCAGCACCCGGTTTAAGTAACACAACACCCAGTTCTTTTTGAATATACGGCGTTAACAGTAACTTCATGCGCTCACCTGTTTATTCAACATCACCATACGGATCAACTCATCCGTTTTACTCTCAAAGAAATGAGGTTGGGTTTCACGAGGATTATTAGGGCTCGTCATATTCTTCCCAAACTGACAACCTCTAGCCGTAACAGACCAAAACTCTTTAGTTTTGTTAGCAGTTTTCGTGCTTGGACGTGATAAGCGTTCAACAATGCCAAGATCGGCTAATCGTTTATAGGCTTGTCGTGCTGAAATAGGTAAGTTGTGTCTGTTGATCAGCGTTGATAATGCAACTGTTGGACGACTGGAACCATCCATGGAACCACTTGGCGCATCAATCGCATAAACAGGCGCTAACTCAGGTAAGCCCGCCATGGCCTGTAATTTTTGATAAGCCCCTAATTTTGATGAATTCGAGAAGTTTAAACTTTTCGACATTGACTCAAGTAGTATCACACCCGCCTGCACTTTATCGCTGATTTTCTCCTGGTGCTGTTGTGACATTAAAGCATCGAAGGTACGGATCACTTTTAAATGAAAAGAAGCACTGATCCACATTGCGTAGGCATACACTAATTCTTTGCAAACATAGGTGCCTTGGTTATATCCACCAGCCACAGTAACAATAGGCGCTCCTGTGATCTCAGGAGCGGTCGAAATTTCATCAATTAACTCTTTAGTTTGAGCTAATGAACTCCAATTCGATGGTTGATGCCGTTTTTCACCACCCGATACTCGATGTAAATCATTTAAACAATAACGACCGGCTACATCTCTACGAACCTGAAAACCATCAATAACAATTAATCCATTCATGCTATTTCTCTCCACATTTTATTCGTGACCGTACATCACGTTATTAAATGAGCGGATAGTGATTTCTAACTTTCCACCCTTTACGACTTCCATTAACATCACATCCATATGCTTTACCTGCTGATCATCTTCCCAAATACCCGCATGTGTTAATGCATCAAATGGGGCCTTTAAAAAGTTATCAATGTCCCTGCGCTGTTTTGTTGGTGGGTATAAACGAACCAGGACAGAGACATTTTCTTTAATAGCTTTGGGTTTTCGTTTTAACTGCTCATATACAGAAGCAATGGTGTTAATTCGAAACTTACGCCCTTTTTCACTGATCAGCGTTCTACCCTTAATGTTTCTCCAATATGAGTTAACACTAGGTGGAAATGGCAACGTGAGCATAAGTTCAGGCATAAGTCCCCCATAACCCAATAGCCAGCATGAGAACAAACCAAAAACCTATAAACAGCGCGTATTTAGTTAGCATCGTTTACACTCCTTTTATCCCAAGCCTTCAGAGCTTCATCCGCATTATTAGCAATAGGGCCTCTTGCTCCACATTTCTGACAGCGAGTGAATGTATTGATCATCACTTGCATGACTTCTAGTTTTTTAGAGTTACAGAATGGACAGCTTTTATTGTTCATTAGTGATTACCTCTTACAGCTCTCACTAATGAGTCATACGGCTCGGTTGGCAATTTACCCATGAGAGCAAAATTAGAGGTGGCGTGTTTTACCCATTTGATTGTGGGTAATGCGCATTTTTTAGCTTTCTGAGTATTCAGCTTTTCAATGTAGACTGACTCACCTGATTTACGTGATTCTGTTATTACTGAATGAACTCTTTCTGCCTCTTTAGTTACTCTGTAGCGTAATGGACGTTCTTCGCTAATTCTGACTAATGCACCTAAAGTCCAAAGGTGTGCCAACGCTCTTGATGCGCCAGCTAAATTAGTGTCTAAATCACGAATAACAATGTCGCGATTAACTTCTTCACCCACTTTGTACAACGCTAAGATTTGCTCTGTGATTTTCATGCAACACCTCTCGATACAAGCCATTTAGCCTGTTCAACAAATGTTTTACCGATTTGCTCCAACTCACTACGTTGAATGTAATCAATAGCTTTACCATTCCACGTTTTATCAAACACCACGATAGCACCCGCAAAAAACGCACCCGTTGGCACTTGGGTTTCATCTGCAGGAACAAACCATTCAGGAACATCAAAACCAACACGACCGCGAATAAAACAAATATGATCCGCTTCTTCACACCACCATGTTTCACTTGT